TATATAATGGATGCTGCCATAAGTTACAACAATCACCAACATAAGAAGTCACTCAACAAAGGAATTGATCCTGTGCCCGATTTGACTACACAAGAAATGTTAGACATGATGAAAAAAGCAAAGGGGCAGTAATGAGCGATTTACGAATGAATCTTAAGATTAAGAATACAATAACTTCTAGTCTTGCTACTATACAAAAGAAATTAGATGCACTTCCAAAAGAAGCATACAAAGAATTTGTAAAGAATACTCCGATTCGTTCAGGTAATGCTCGGCGCAGTACTAAATTAGTTGGTGATGAGATACATGCTAACTATCCTTACGCTAAGAAATTGAATGAGGGTTATAGTGATCAAAGCCCCGAAGGTATGACGGAACCAACTGAAGAATTTTTGAAAAAGCGTATCAAACAGATATTGAAAGGTAAATAAGATGGCAGATTTAAATTATACAGTTGGCATTGAAGCAACCGGTGCACAAGCCACATTAGCAAAACTCAACAAACAGGTCGAAGGTCTTAATGGAGTCTTTGGTGCATTACGGACTGTTCTAGCCGGTATAGCATTTGGATCAATGATTTCTAGTGCTAATAAATTTGCAGATGCTATTGATGAATTGAGCGCTGCCACTGATGTATCCATGGCAAAGATTATGGGATTCTCGTCAGTTGTACAAGACAACGGTGGATCCATCGAAGGCGCCCAAAAAGGTATTGCAAAACTTGTTGGTTCAATCGATGATGCAGCAAATGCTGCTGGATCCGGTCGCGATGCATTCAGCGACGTTGGCATAAGTTTAGATGATCTTAGAACCAAAACA